CCAGAGCATACTTTGGTGAGCAAATTGACCCAACCTCACCTGGAACAAACTACTCTAAATCAATTTCTTCAGACGACTCAGGCAAGATGTTTACGCTGGCAAATACCAGCCAGGAGGTTGGTCAAGTGCTTTTGCCAGCTGCTGAGGTTGGATTGAGATACAAGTTTGTCGTGGTGAGCGATAACCTGGGTACTTTTGATATTGACACAGACGGTACAGATATTTATTCTGGTGGCATCTTGCTCACCAACTCGGCTACCGACAGAACGGGCAGTTCGTCAATATCCATCCCATACTCTATGCTTAGCCCAGCTGGTACGAATAAGAACCGCATAAGGCTTACTGCAAATACCTCAACTAGTGGAAACAAAGCTGGAACCTGGGTCGAGTTGCATTGTTACGCCACAAACAGGTGGGTAGTTACTGGCAACGCCTATTGCGATGAGACCTATTCATACTTTGCTCCAGGCGGAACTGGCTTGCCTGGCTCTCCGTCGACAACGGATTTCCCAGCTATCTTCACTACGAAGTAATTGTCGTAACTTGATAACATGGACAGTATTCTAAAGAAGACCATGTTCGAGGAGATTGATTCTTGCTTCGAGCAGATTGAGGAGATAGTGGCTAAGTACAATATGTCAGACAACATAGTGTACATGGGTTGCGTGGGGGTATGTGAAGAAGCCTCAGAGGATGTCCATGAGTGGCAGGTTAAGTACACCTGGAATGTAAAAGACGTTAACGAGCTAGACGAGGTGATTCAGCTTCAGGTTGAGGCATTTGCTAAGACACAGGAGCCAGACGACCCCCTCGACTATCTCTTTATGAATTAACATGAACCTAATTAGAAAGATTGTCGTTGGGCCAAATCCCAAGGACGCAATGGCCTATTATGTGGGCATGAGGGCTGGTAAGGGAAAAGTATCAGCCATAGTCGAAGACGAACGAGCTATGTTTAATCACAGCATTCGGAGATACAACGTATTCATCGAGGACGAAGATTCTACCTATATTTGGAAAACGGTTGAGAATCAACCCGTCTTAGTTGAATACGATTGTAATTTTGAATGAAGTCTCTAAACGACTTTATCGTAAGGGTAGAAAAAGCCTTTAACGATACGCTCAACCTCGGCGATAAGGAGATATACCTCGACTCAAAGTGGAATGAGTTTGAGAACAGAATATGTTATGGCGAAATAGTTTGCGCTCCATCAAGGTTTGATACTGGAGCCAAGCCTGGCGACACACTATTCTTTCATCACCACGTAACCACCACCGAGTATTACAAGTTAGACGAAGACCTTTATGTGTCTAGCTTTGGTAGCTTCAGGCCAAACTCGATAGCGTACCGAAGAAAGGAAGACAACGAGATTGTCATGCTTGGTAACTGGCTTTTTGTAGAGCCGTGGGAGGTCGATAAGACAGATAAGGTTACGGATTCTGGAATCATAACTCAGCTCGGTATAAACGTGAAGGACAGGGACGTAGCCAAGGTCGTTACCCCTACAAGCTACCTCAAGGAGCAGGGTGTTGTTAAGGGGTCTATCGTGGGCTTTTCAGCGGATGCCGACTACAAGATGATTCTTGATGACGGTTCCGTTGTTTATAGAATGACTGAAGACCACCTGCTCTATGTCGAAGAAGGCTAACTTCACAACCATTGAAGCCTCGATTAGGCTCATGGAGTCTATGGAGGTTGCAATCAACAACATGATTCAGGAGATTAAGAAGCCTGTCGACCCAGAAGTTAGCGGTAGTGCTAGGAAGGCTGAGCTTCAATCCATTAAACAGACTGCGGTTGATTGTAAGGAACTTATTGTAGAACGGCAAAGGCTAGAGCAGATGGTTAAGGACCTGAAGCAGAACGGTGAGATTGAAGCTAACAAGGACTACTCTGGCGGATTTGCAGAACGCTTCAGTAAATAATGTCACTGGTATACAGAGAGAATGAAGAGGCTCTTATCTCAATTTGCCCCAACGGTACGAAGGGAGAGGTTGTTGAACTTGCGGGGTTATTCATTCTTCTTCCCGCTCAGCCTCCCAAGAAGGAGATTCTTGGATATGAAAAACCAGACGACCTGCAGCTGTGGCAAAGGATTCCTATGCCAGCAGAGTTGTCTAGGATTAAGTCTATGGATGAGTGGTCAGAGATGCCCAAGGAGTTTAGAGAAAAGTTTCATCCATATATCGAAGAGGAGTTTCGCCGTAGGCGTGAGGGTCTTTGGTTTTTCAATAAAGGTATTCCTACATATATTACGGGCAGGCACTACATGATGCTTCAATGGACTAAGCTAGATGTCGGGTATCCTGACTACTTAGCTTTCCAGAGAGACATATTCTTGCACATGGCGGCATGTGAGTCAGACCCTCGTTGTATGGGTCAGCTGTATACTAAGTGTCGGCGTAGTGGCTACACAAATATCTGTTCATCGGTACTCTTAGATGAGGCCACTCAGATAAAAGACAAGCTTCTGGGTATCCAATCCAAAACTGGTAAGGACGCGCAGGAGAACATATTCATGAAGAAGGTGGTGTACATGTTCCGACACTACCCCTTCTTCTTTAAGCCCATTCAGGATGGTACCACTAACCCACGCATGGAGTTGGCTTTTCGCGAGCCGAGTAAGAGAATCACGAAGAACAATAAGACTTCGCAGAAGGGCGAGGCTCTTAATACGGTAATCAACTGGAAGAACACAACCAACAACGCATACGACGGTGAGAAACTCCACATGCTTTACCTCGATGAGGCTGGCAAGTGGGAGAAGCCAACGGATATACGTGAGGCTTGGCGCATTGAAAGAACGTGCCTTATTGTTGGTAGGAAGATTATCGGAAAGGCTTTGGTGGGTTCTACCGTGAACCCTATGGATAAGGGTGGCAGTCAGTTCAAGCAGCTGTGGGATGATTCCGACGTTGCTAAAAGGAATGCTAACGGGAGGACTACGTCTGGCTTGTACCGCATATTTGTCCCCGCATTTGATGCGCTTGAGGGATTCTTCGACAAGTACGGAAACCCCATTGTCGATACGGATAAACCCGTTGAGGCTATGGATGGTGAGTATATGCAGTTTGGTTCTAAGCAGTTCCTTAAGAACGAACGTGACGCAATGAAGCACGACGCAAGAGAGCTAAATGAATTTATTCGTCAATTCCCATTCACCACCGACGAGGCCTTTAGGGATTCTATTGAAGGAAGTCTATTCAACATAGGTAAGATTTACGAGCAGATAGAACACAACGACACCCTGTTCCCCGACCCAGTGGTTCGAGGCAACTTTGTTTGGGCAGGTGGCGTACAAGACACCAAGGTTATATTCAATCCATCTTCACAGGGCAGGTGGTATATATCGTGGATGCCAGACCCAGACAAGAGGAGTGTTCTGCGCGAGGAGCGAGGAAGGAAGGTACCGCCAAATTCAAGTCTTGGTTGCGGGGGTGTTGACTCCTATGACATCGACGCGACGGTAGACTCAAGTAGAGGTTCTAAGGGTGCGTGCCACATATACAACAAGTTCAACATTGACGGAGCTAGTAACATGTTTGTTGCTGAGTATGCCAGCCGCCCACCACTCGCTAAGATATTTTACGAGGACGTCCTTATGGCCGCAGTGTTTTACGGATATCCATTGCTCATAGAGAACAACAAGTACGGTATAGTTAGATACTTTGAGTCTAGGGGATATGATGGCTATGTCATGGATAGACCAGAGCACCTTAGAAACAACACGTCGTCTTCAAATGTTAAAACCAAGGGGATACCATCAAACTCACAGGATGTTATACACGCCCACGCCCAGGCAATAGAAGACTACATACATAACCACGTCGGTTTAGATGAAGAGGGCAACATGGGCAGCATGTACTTTAATAGAACATTGGAGGATTGGATTGGCTTTAAGATTGACAACAGGACAAAGTATGACTTGACAATCAGCGCTGGCTTGGCTTTGCTTGCCGCTCAAAAGTCAAATCCTAAGAAAGCTCCATCTAACTTCGAGGACAAGGTGTTTTTCAGGAGGTACCCCGTCCGCCAATAAGTCATTTCTAGTATTGCTATATTTGCGTGAGCCCAAATAGCAATCAATGACCTCAGGCAACAGAAATCAAAGCAAGTTCCCAAACCCATTAGCACCTCAAGAGGAGAAGGCTACGGACGATTACGGACTGAGATATGCCAAGGCCATCGAAGGTCAATGGGGTAGTGCCGACGACGTAAGCTCTGTTGTAGGGGGGAGGCAGCGTGACTTCGAGAGAAATCGTGACTACGCCAATGGAACGCAAGACACGTCTATCTACAAGCAGATTCTAAACTCTCTCGACCCTAATAACGGCGACGGCACCCTGCTTAATCTCGACTGGAGTCCAGTTCCTATCGTACCTAAGTTCGTTAAGGTTGTCGTAAACAAGGTTCTTTCCCGCAAACCATACCCTTCAGTAGAGGCTATTGACCCAGTTTCGAAAGGTGAGAAGGACGAGAAGAAGGCCCTTATAGAGTCGTCCATAGAAAATAAGTCTATACTTCAGGAGGCTAGAACGATAGGTCTTAAGACAGAGCTAGACCCTTCCGAATTACCAGACTCTACGGAAGAAGCAGAAATCTTTATGGAGCAAAACATAAAGACGAATGCGGAGATTGCTGCTCAGATTGGAACGTCCCTGACCTTAGATTGGAATGATTTCGATGACGGCGTATACAGGCGTTGTGTTGAAGACTTGGTGGTGTGCGGCATGGGTGTTGCCAAAAGAACCAACGACCCAAACTACGGCATCACCATTGAGTATGTGGACCCAGCTAAGTTTGTTCACAGCTACACGGAAGACCCTAATATGTCCGACATCGTATACGGTGGTCACATAAGGCACGTAAGTATTGGTGAGCTCAAGAGACTTGCTGGCGATTCGTTCACGGAAAAAGAGTACGAAGAGATTGCTAACAAGGCTAAGTCCAAGTCATTCAATGACAGCTCGAACTTTAGTTCAAGAACCTTTGACAAGGTGTCTGGTTCTATGCGGTATGGCTATGATGACTACCTTATTGAAATCCTTGACTTTGAGTTTGTTTCCGTTGACTGCGTGTATTACGAGAGCAAGGAATCTAGATTCGGTAACGTAGGTTTTTACTACAAGGGTTTTGATTACAAGACTCCAACGGAATCTGTTTACAATAGGGAGCCTTTTAAGATGGAGGTGGAGACCGTGTATGGTGGAAGCTACCTTATTGGTGCTAACAAAATATTTAATTACGGTGTCAAGAAAAATGTTCCCAAGAACGTTCACGACTTAACTAAGGCTCGCCTATCGTACAGTGTTGCATGTACCAACCTGCGTCGCATGCGGCCCAAATCTATGGTTGGTTCTATTATAGGGTTTGCCGACCAGCTCCAGCTCACACACCTTAAGATTCAACAGGCCATAGCTAAGGCTAAGCCAGACGGAGTTATCGTTGACATTGAGGGATTGGAGAATGTCCAGCTTGGCCGTGGGGGTGAGCTTCAGCCACTGCAGATTCAAGACATCTATGAGCAGACGGGTGTGTTTTACTACAGAAGTAAGAACCCTGACGGCACGGGTCAGCAGCCACCCATCCGCCCAATCGACAATACCATCAGGAACATCCAGCAATACGTCATGCTATACAACCACTACCTGACAATGATTCGGGACGCTAGTGGCGTTAATGAGGTTATGGATGCAAGCACACCAAAGGGAGATGCCTTGGTTGGTGTTCGGCAGCAAGCGCTTGCCGCTGGCAACAATGCGTTGTACGACATCACCAACGCCTCGCTTGTTCTTTACAAGAGGGTTTGTCAGGATGTAGTAAAGTGCCTTCAGATTATACCAACTGATTCTGTCTTGTATCGAGTATACGAGAAGGCTATCGGTAAGTACAACATGGAGACGCTGGCCTCATTCCAAGAGCTGCCTATGTACAACTTTGGCGTGCGTGTTGTTAAGGAGATGAGCGATGAAGACAGAGTGTTTCTTGAGCAAAACATACAGCAGTCACTGGCTCAAAAGGAGATTGACCTTGAGGACGCATTAGCTGTCAGACAGATTAAAGACATAGACCAAGCTCAAAGACTTCTCGTTGTTAGACGAAAGCGTCGTATGGCTGCCGCTAGTAAGGCGCAGCAGCAGAACATGCAGATGCAGCAGCAAATGAATGCTCAGAACCAGCAGATGGCTATGCAGATGCGTAGTCAACAAATACAGATGGAGGCTCAGGTCGAGGCCCAGAAAATCCAGCTTAAGGGGCAGACGGAGATTCAAGTCGCTCAAGCTCTTCATTCATTGAGAAGAGAGATTGAGATGATTCGCGCACAAGCGACCGTGGGTATGCGTTCTACAGAGCAGGAGTTTAGAGAAAAGATTGATATCCTTAAAGAGGATAGAAAGGACTCAAGGGTTGATAAGCAAGCTGCTGCTCAATCAAAGCTTATAGCTCAGCGAAAGGGAGAGCGCCCTGTAATGGATGAGGCGCCCGATGCTCAGGACGATATTATTTCTCAAATTTTGAACAATGGCTAATTCGGTAAATCTTGATACATCAAGTAGGCTTGATATAACGTGCAGGAAGGGAGACACGTTTCGGCTTATACTCACACTTACCGACGCCGCAGGAGAAGCCCTGGATGCCACCACCTATGACTTTAAGATGGAAGTGAGGGACAGTGATACTGCTGCATCTACCGTTGTAGCAGACACCGACGTAACCTACATAAAGGCTAGTGGTCAGCTCACGGTTGTTATAGACGAAGCCAACATGGATATGGATGGCGGCTTATATGTATACGACATCCAGGCATCTAAGAGTGGTGATGTTCAGACATGGCTTCATGGTTTGTTTAAGGTCAATGAAGATGTCACGGTATGAGCGATATTCAAATATCCATAAGGGATACGGCGAATATCTCCGTTGAGGTTCAGGCACGCCCTGGCGGTGTAAGCGCTGTAAACGTACCGTCTGTCCCAGCCATTGATGTTATTCAGAATGGCATCGTAACCTTTACATCTAGTGGTGGCGAGGGAGGGGCGGAGGTTCTAAACGACCTCACTGATGTTAACGCAGGCTCGGGGGGTAAGCAGGGAAACATTCTGTACTACAACACAGCGACGGCTCAGTGGGAAAAGGGAGACTATGATGACATAAGGGGTATACCAACCCTTGCAGCTGTAGCCACCTCTGGAAGCTATAATGACCTCACTGATGTTCCAGCCTCAAGTGATTTTAGCGGGGACTACAACGACCTGACCAACACCCCCGAGCTATTCGATGGAGACTACAACAGTCTGACCAACACGCCTACCATCCCAACGGAACTCAACGACCTTACGGATGTTGACTTTTCTGGCGTCGCGCCAGCTCACGGTCAGATTCTTAAATACGATAGCGGGTCAGGCACATTCAAACCAGCTGACGATGAGTCTTCGCAGGTGACGGGCGGGGAGGGTACTATTGATGAGCTTGACGATATCGGTGACGTCTCCACCGCGACGGCTGGACAGTACGACTACCTTATGTATAACGGCCTTGACTGGATTAACGCTCACCCAAAGATTGACCAGCAGATTGTTGTAAGCAACTCGGACGGGGCTCTTGGCAACGCGGTAGGGCAGACCTATCCTGCGGGGACTGACATCATGACTATCCTGCAGGACATCCTCACGGACTACTACCCCACCAATATAACTCTTACCAATCTCAAGATTCAGTTGCAGGGTACAGATGGTAGTTATGGTTCTACGACAACCACGACTGGTACAACTCAGGAGGTGGGTAGAGGTGTTAAGGTGGTGGGATTCAATTTCACTATCGGTGATAACACGCAGACAGAGGACAACTCTGTAGAATTTCAAACGTCTTCGGGTACGGTAATTGAGTCTGGTCTTTCTGACAGTAGCTTTTCCCCAGACCTTCAAGTAGGAAATATTCAAACTGTCGACCCCACATCTGTAAGCACATCAGTGTCATCAAGTTACAGGGTTACAGTAAACGATAACGGCAGCGGCACTGACAACACAAGGACTTCTGGAAACAGAACCATAACCCATCAGTGGTTGTACAAGATGTTTGCTTCTTCTACATCGTCTGTCTCTGACAATGCGGCGGCCCAGACGCTTTATGATTCAACCGCCGAGATTTCAGCTTTAGGTACAAACACAACTAAAACAATAACCTGTACCGCCAACAATAATTCAGGAACGAACTACACTTGGATTGTCTACCCATCAAGTTGGACTGAGATTACATCAATCCTTCAGGACGGTTCTCTTTCCGTGCTTAGTGCATTTCAATCTCCTGTGACTAGGACGATAACGAATCAATACGGGGTATCTAAGGATTACTATTTTTATAGAAGCAATGACCCTGGGGCTTTTGCTGCAGATGTTCAACTCCAAGTATCCTTCTGATGGCAGTACTGTTTCCAGACAATCTAAAGCACAACAACGATAACAGGCCAATACTTGATGTAAGCAATAATCAAGTCAAGGGCCTTGGCATTTTTGCTTCTGTATCGGATAGGAATGCTCTTGATTCTACAATACAGACTGACGGATTTTTGGCGCTCACCAATGATGGCGGCAGCTACAAAGCTTTCGTCTTTACTGGGAGCACATGGAGTAGTGAATCGGACTGGACTGAGGTTGGGGGTGATGCCCTGCCCGCTGGTTCAAACTACTCCGTGTTGGTTCGAGGTGGCGACAATGCTATATCGTTCAACACCACCCCTAGGATTAGTGCGGTAGAGGTATTTAACAGCTCGGGGGCTTCCGCACCGAACATCATGTTCACAAGGACATCTGATGATAGCGGAGCGGCGCAAGCCACGGGCAACGGAGACTCCTTGGGTCAGATTACTTTCAGGGGACACAATAGTTCGGACTCTGTGACTGATGCTGGTCTGATAAAGTTTACTCAGGTTGGGGCTGCGGGTTCATCAGTCAGCTCTAAGATGGAGCTTAGTGTCGGAACAAGCTCTGGCTCACAGGTTGCACTAACCGTTAATGAAGAAAGAGTTTTGTCTATACCGCGCTTGACGGCTACACCAACCGCCGTGGCTGGAGGGTTGTACGCCGACAACTCAGACAATATCTATTTCGGTGTGTTGTAAATAAGTTATATTTGTTCCGAATAATTTGAAGCATGGCAACTTGGAAAAGACTTCTTACTAGTGGTGACGTAGCTACGGGCACGGGCGCGGCTGGTATTGTTAACGACGGAAACGACCTGGTTACTCAGGACCACGTATATGAATACGTAACTCAAACAATTACCAATCTCGGTGCTGGCTCTGTAAATACGGTAAGATTTACCATGGATAGCGGCAGCGTCGACACTTCGAATGACGCAACAGTAGAGTTCAACATCCTTGGAGGTACAGGTATAACCACAGGAACTGGTACACCGCAAGCTAACTATGACGGAGCCATCACGATTGACGCCGATATTGCCAACTCGACCGCTGTTGGTGTAGCATCTTTTTCCTCATCGCAGTTTAATGTGTCAGGGCAGGGGGCTGTTACTGTATCAAACACCGTCACATTTGAATCTGGGAACCAGACTCTTGCTACAAACGGCGGTACACTAAGGCTCGATGCAGACGGAGCCCTTCAGCTTGGATTCTCTGCTGGTCAGGCTATTGCCTTTCAAACTGATGGTACCACGTTTGCTGTCATGGGCTATGACCAACTCGACGCCACTTTGTCCCTCACTGTGGGAACAAACGAGGGAACTCACTTCTTGCTTGACAACGTGGGTAATG